TATGTCTTACTTCGGCAAAATCGGCTTCCAGGATTCCGCTGCACTTGACGCCTTTGCAAGGCTACGCACGTCAGGCCCGGTGACGCTGTTCGACAACTCGCAACAGTACGGGGACAACGCATTGATTTGGGAGAACCTGGCCGCAGGCGGAGCTTCGGCCGCCAACGACTTGCCGGGTTCGTCGGTGCATCTGACGACGGGCGGGACCGGTTCCACGGCCAGCATTATCCGCCAGTCCAAGAAGACCTTCCATTATTTTCCGGGCAAGTCCCAGTTCGCCACGATGACGGTGGTATTCGGGTCGTCCGTCACCAACAACACCAGGAGGGCGGGGTACTTCAACGCCTCTGACGGCATCTACTTCGAGTACGCCAACGGCACCATGAACATAGTCCTCCGATCCTCCGTAAGCGGTTCATTGGTCGAGACCAGGGTCGCTCAGTCTAGCTGGAACATCGACAAGTTCGACGGTACGGGACCGAGCGGAGTGACTCTCGTTCCGGCCAACATCCAGATTTTGGTCATCGATCTCCAATGGTTGGGAGCCGGACGTGTCCGCACGGGTTTCAACGTCGGCGGGGTAACTTATTACGCCCATCAGTTTTTGAATGCCAACGTTATATCCAACGTTTACATGAGCAGCGGCAACCAGCCGATCCGCTTCGAGAATTTCAACACCGGCACGGCCAACGGCACGGCTGTCATGGAGCAGATGTGCTGTTCGGTGGTGTACGAGGGACAGAACGAGCCTCTTCACGGGCAGCAGTTCAGCGCCAACACCGGAGCCACTACCCCATTGGTCGGTACCTCTTTGATCCCTATCTTCAGTCTTCAGGCAAGTTCTACAGGACCGAACAGTGTCCAGAACAAGGGCATCATCACGTTCCAGAGCTTGAACCTTCTTTTTTCCAACGATGCCTACATGTGGCAGCTTCTTCTCAACGCGACCCTGACAGGGGCGAGCTTCAACCCAGTCAATTCGACCTATTCCATCGCCAACTATGACACTGCGGCCACTGCGGTCTCCGGGGGACTGCTCGTGGACGGCGGCTTCGCAGCGGGAGGATCGAACGCAAGTTCCCAGGTCGTGGTGATAACGGAGTCCTTGGCGACCGAACTCGCCTTGGTATATTCGGGACTCCTCAACCACCAGGACACCCTGACCATCGCCTGCCAAGGGCTCAATGCAGGGGGAAGTGTATCCGCTGGTATGACGTGGTTGGAGCTTGGGGTCATATGATCAAGTGTAACTTCTTGATTCTAAAGAGTTTACTAAGAAAAGAGAAGAGATAACTTAAAAATATGGACAATTTGAACTATCTACAGTATTTATGAGTGGAGGTTCAAATGTTCATCTATCTGATTGTCAACCGCGAGACCGGGAAGTATTACGTAGGACAGCATAAGGGGGCTGACCTGCGCCGATACTTACAGAAGAAATTATCCCAGGCAAGGTACTATAAGGGTAGTTCCCATCTCTACAACTCAATGAAAAAGCACCTTCCTTATGTCTGGTCCATCCATGCTCTCCGTTCCGACATCCAAACCAGAGAAGAATTAGACCAGACAGAGCGAGACTTCATCAAGTTCTTGAGAGCCCAGGACTCTGAATTTGGCTACAACATATGCCGGGGAGGAGAAGGATTTTCGGGAACTCATCCTGAGGGAGTCCGTCAGAAAATGTCCTCCGCCCACAAGGAACAATGGCAGGAGCCCGAATTCAGGGATGCCACGGTAGCCAAAATCAGGGAAAACTACCAGTTGCGGGAGCAGACCGGAGGCAATCTGGGTTTCAGGTGGGAAGAAGGACACGAAGTATCCGACGAAACCAAAGCCAGACTTTCTGAGTCCCGCAAGGAGAATTGGCAGGACCCCGAATATCGAGCCATGGCTTCCGCCGCCCTTCAGAAACGTTATGAAGGGTCAGATTTGGCCGAAAGGATTTCCGCCTCCCTCATGGGACACTCGATTTCTGACGAGTCCCGAGCCAAGATATCGCTTGCCAAAACCGGCAGCAAAGCCTCGGACGAGACCAAGGCCAAGATGTCTCTCGCCCATAAGGGGAGGCTTCTTCCCCAACTTCGAAAGCGATTCTGCCTGAACGGGCACGATACGGACATCTGCGGAAGGATCGGCACGTCAGGTCACGGTCGATGCAACGAATGTGCCAGACTCCATATGGCAGCCAAGCGAAGGCTTGCCGGGGCTTCCCCCTACGGGAAAGACGGATTCTGCAAGCACGGGCATGACAAGAACATCTGCGGCAGGGATTCCAAAAATTACTGCCTGGAGTGCAAGAGATTGTCCCGTCTGGTGGTCAAAAACAGTCTAGCAAACCCTCAATAGAGGAATCATATGGCATCGACACTTTTTGACGCGAACAATTCCAGTACGACCAACCTCACGGCCGGATCGACGTTCACCGGGACGGCGACATCCGCCCTCGGGGTCTTCTCCATCGTGACCATCCTCTCCTGCGACCAGACCTGCGTTGTCCATGTATTCCAGTCGGGAGACGGCAGCAACTTCGACGTGACGGACACTTTCGCCTATATTCCCGGAAAGTCCTTCGGCATCGTCACGCAGGTGGTGGGCAAGTCGTATAAAATCCAGGTGACGAACAGCGGAGCGGTCACCACCACGACCCTCCGTCTTGAGACCCTCCGCCAGGATACCAGCAATACCCTTCCTCGGTCCTTGGACACTTTCGGGAACCTCAAGACCAGTTTGAACGGGCTGTACGACCAGTTCGGGTACCAGGGATCGTTCTGCCCGCGCAGACAGTTATGGGTGGCGGAGGCCACCCATTTGGTCGGGTCTACTTTCAACGCTTCCCAGTCGGACACCAACTTTTGGACCGTGACGAACTCGGGCACGGGCTCCGTCGCCGACATCGGGACCACGACCACCGCCGTGGCGACCTTGAGCAGCGGTACCGCCAATTCGGGGTTCGGGCAGTTGCACAGTGTCTCCGTCGCAGGGTTTTTATTGGGCAGCGCCAATAAATTCCTGGCGTTCTGCCGCCTTACGGCGACGACCGTGGCCAACACTACCCGTGTATGGGGCGTGCTGAACGACTCTTCCAACGTTACTCCTCTCGACGGTTATTACTTCTCCGTCAGCGGCACGGGCGCTCTGTCCGTCAATTCGGTCAAGAACGGCTCGGTCACTTCGGTAGCCAGCGGCTCTTTCAACGGCAGCGTATCCCAGTTCGTCATGGATACCAACCTGCACACCTACGAAATTCTTTACGGGAGCTTCGGCGCTCAGTTCTTGATCGACGCCGTTTTGATCCACGCGATGTCCCCCGTCGCTACGCCTACTTTGACGAACACTCTCAATCTTCAGGTGTACGCTTGGTCCGCCAACAGCGCATCCGGCACGACCTCGGCGACTTTGCAAGTATCCAACGCCGCCATCCATCGTATCGGTCGTCCTGCTTCGGAATCGTTATCGAAATCGTTTCAAACCGCCGCCTCAGGTACGACGACGCTGAAGCTCGGACCGGGCATCGTCACGAGGCTGATCATCGGAGTCCAGGCGAACGCCAACACGATAATCCTTTACGATAACACGACGAACTCGGGCACCCAGTTGTTCAACTCGGGGGCGATCACGAAGAACAACCCGCTTGCTCCGGTTTCGATAGACTTGGGCGACATGCCGTTCTTTACGGGTCTCACCCTCAACCTCAGCGGCTCTGCCAGCGTGACGGTCGTTTATAAGTAGCCCTTTTCTTTGTATTTATGGGTTATGAAGAACAAGTGGATCATTGCCCCTCCGTGTAGCGCCTGCACCGGAGCCTGTTGCAGGAAGTACAGGGCAGGAGTGGATTTCGCCGTGTTCCTGTCCGAAAAAGAAGCGTCCGGCAGATTCAAGAATGCGAAGGTCGAAACGCAACACGGACCCGCTCTCCCTTTCGACACTGACGGGAACTGCATCTACCTGAAAAACAACCTCTGTTCGATCTACCAGGACCGTCCCGACCGTTGCAGCCTGTTCAATTGTCTTGTCGGATACAACCTGTCGGGTCCGGGAGATCATTCGGATTTTCTGAAACACCAGCCGGAAGTTCTCGAACTGGTGCAAATCACCCTCGCTTGAACATGGTTTTGGTCGGTATTAACCTCGCATGGGCTTTCTCATGGATGTCCTGATCTCGGGTCTCGTCGCCGAAAACGGCGCTAGGCTGTCTCCTGTCGAATCAGCCTTGAAAAAATACAATGATCCGACCCGCAAATGGCACAATCTAAAATACCTGAGACTTGGCTTGAAGGAGCACGAACGTCTTCTCGGGATGCTCCCGCAACGTGATGCTCTCGCTGCATGGCTTTACCACTCCTACGAACTCGGCAGCGAGGAAGCATCCGCAGTGGCCTTCCTCAGGGATGCCGCCGCATTGGGTTTTTCCTTCGAGGACGCCGAGAGGTATGTGACTTTCCTCATCGTCGGCTGCCGACCGTCATCCCCCCCTTCCTCTACAATCGGCGACATGCGCATCGCCGTTCTTGGCCAGGACAAAGATTCGTACCTGTCCTATGCCGCCGCTCTCAGGGAAGAGTGGGCTTTTATAGGGGAGTCGGCGTGGTTTCTAGGTCGTTCCGCTGCCTTAAGGTACCTCCTGACCAAGAACCCCCTGTACTTCCGCCCGGAATTCGAGTCCTCATTGGCCATTAAGGCAAGAGAAAACATGCAAGAGGAGCTTGCCTTCATCAGCACCTCGTAAAACAGCTTTAGGATGCTTTAAGTTGAAAGAAGGGGAGAGCGGAATGTCACTCAAGAAACCGAAGCTTCTTGACCCCATGATCAAGAACAACGATGAGAACGAACTGGAAGACATTCTCCACGAGCGCATCGTGGGTCAAGAGAAAGCCATCGCCGCCCTCGTCAAAGCATACGAAATTTACCAATCAGGTTTGAACGACCCCACCCGCCCCATATCCAACCTTGTTTTCCTCGGTCCCACCGGCAGCGGCAAGACTCTCTCGGTGGAAGTCATGTCCGAAGCGCTCTTCGGCACCACCGGTGCCCTGCTGAAGGTGGACTGCTCGGAATTCCAGCACAGCCACGAGATCGCCAAGCTCGTCGGAAGTCCTCCTGGCTATCTTGGCCACCGGGAGACGAAGGCGTATTTCGCCGAGGACAACCTGAACAGATGCCATACCGACAAACTGAAGCTGACCCTGCTTCTCCTGGACGAGTTCGAGAAAGCCAACGACGCTCTTTGGAACCTCCTTTTGGGGATCATGGACAAGGGCGCTGCGACGATGGGGACCGGCGAACGAGTCAGTTTCGACAAGTGCATCATCGTGATGACCGGCAACCTGGGAGCCCAAGAAATCGAAAAGATGACTCAAAACAAGATGGGCTTTGCCGGGGCAATCGAAGAGACCGAAGGCAATATAGAAAAGGGGATGGACACTGCGGTCAACGCCGCCCTGCGGAAAAGGATGAACCCGGAGTTCATCAACCGTCTGGACGACGTGATCGTTTTCCACAGTCTCAACGACGAACAGCTTCAAAAAGTGGTGGACATCGAAATCAATCGGATACAGGCGAGGGTCCTCAAATCCAGAAACGGCAAGCCCTTTATTCTCAGCTTCACCAAAGAGGCCAAGTTGTCTCTCTTGAGCAAGGGGACGGACAAGAAATACGGTGCCAGACCCCTGAAACGTGCCATCGAGAAGCACATCGTGCATAGCCTGTCCCGGCTGCTCATCACGGAGCAGATCAAGATGGGAGACCATGTGCTGGTCGATGAATTCGGGGAAAGCTTCTCCTTTACCAGGGTGGAAGAAGGGGTCCTGAAAAAGGAAGACGTGATTCCGGTTGACCCCGCTACGACCGCAATTTCCGCTCTTGCGAAAAATCAGACATCCTAAACCCTTAATGGGGGTGCAGCATGTTTGACAAGATAAAAGGACTTTTCGCTTACGGCAAAACCACTTTCGAGCGTTGCCTTAAAGAGCCGGATGTCAATTCCCGCCTCGTGTTCCTGCTCACAGCCCTCGTTACCAGCGCCATCATGATCGCCCACACCGTGATCTATGCCAAGGCGTTCTTGACGACCGGCCGGACCGACCCCAGCTACCCCACCATTCTCGGGGTCCTGGCCGCCGGGCACGGTGTCAACGGTGTCGCCCGCTATATGACCAAAAAGAACGGCGATCCCGACCAGGGCGACAACAACAAGCCTGACGACACCAAATCCGACGCCAAATAGCCCTTTTTCAACTTTCCGACAAAATCATCGGATTCCGTCGTATACTCTTGCCTGGAGCACTACGAGGCGGGAGAGGTCTTTTATGTTTGCCGCAGTTTGGGTATTTAGTGGATACAGCCGGATATCCGGCTGATTTTTGACTTGGAGGATACAGAGCAATGGAAATCGAATCAGGGATTCCGATACCTACCAAAGAGACGAAGTATGCGGTCCTGGGAAAGCTTGCGGTGGGGGAAAGCGTCCTCATCAACGTTCCCCGCAGTTCGAGCCTCAGCAAGACCATCGCCATCCTGTCGGCCAAGACGGGCAGGGTCTTTACCCGCAAGAAGCTGGAGGGCGGCGTCCGGGTATGGCGCATCGAGCCATCGGCGAAAAAGGTGCGGGTCAAGAAACATGCTGGCGGCCACCTCAATCTGCTTAGCATCACCGACACGCAACGACACCTCGACGGCGCGTGACCCGACTGTATGCCGACTCCGATCAAACAATAGCCCCAAATCTCGGGCAGCCATGGTGTATACTCATAGCGGGAGGCAACACCGATGGTTACGGTAATTCGCAAAGTCGAATGTCCAGGTTATGATCGGGAATGGGCTGGTGGCGGACACGTAAACTGCGGCAACACCATCTACGAAGCGGAATACGGCCGGAACGAGAAGAATGAATTCGTCCCCATCTGGCGTTGCACGAACTGCCGTCATGAGACTCCTCGCCTGACCCGCCGCCGTGGCACGAACCATCACCGTGCGGTCGAGGCTTGGGGGAAGATCAGGGACGAATGGAAGACGACCGACGACGCCCTCGATGTCCTGGTAGCTGCCGGAAAGATCAAAAGCGGGGCACTCATGGTCTACAGTTCCGTATTCAACTATCATATGGATCAGCTTTTGCTCACGAAGAAACTCGACAACTTCAGTCTTCGCTACAACATAGCCGAGGCTCGCAAGACCTTGGAAAAGGCGAAGGTCTTCGTGAAGGAAAGCCAGTGACACCTGCTCCCTGCGCAAGCTGCACCGGAGCCTGCTGCAAGAAGGGCTTCACGGGGAACGAGTTCGCCGTCTGCTTGCTGGAAGGTCCAGAGTTTTTCAAGGAAGCGGCAGTCGAGCACGAGCCCGGCAAGTGGGTTATCCCCTTCGGTTCGGACCGAGCCTGCATTTTTCTCAGGGATGACCGATGTTCGATTCATGAAAACAGACCACTTGCCTGCCGGATATTCAACTGTCTTATTTTCTTGCAAGTCGAGGAGAACCGATGAGAGAGTATATTTCGGAAGAAGAGTTCGTCAAGCTGGCACAACCCCTGTTCAAGAGCATCTACAAGCGGAACTCGGGCGGCTGCTGTCTGCACAATGTCATTGACGACGAGAACTGGGATCATCTCTCGGACGACGAGGACTTGAAGCATAAGGATTGCCGAAAGCTGAATGAGTTATTGGTTCGGCTGGACCTTGAAATCCGCGAGCGCATTGACTTCAACGTGAAAACCAGTGCGCTGACCATTCTTCCTGAGGAAGAGGACGAGTCGGAAGGGGAAGGGTGGAATGGTGAAGAAGACGAGGACGATGACGATGAGGAAACTCAAGAGGAGTCCCACCTCGCTCGCGTCGTTCGAAGACGTTTGGGGATACAATGACTCAAAAAGAAGCGGCAATGTCGGTTCTCAAAACCCTGCATGACGGGGGCTTCCAGGCGTTTCTCGTCGGCGGCTGCGTCCGCGATCTTTTGCTCGGACGGGAGCCGAAGGATTTCGATGTCACCACCAATGCCCGCCCGGAGCAGGTCCAGGGATTGTTCCCCAAGACCGTGCCGGTAGGGGCGTCATTCGGCGTCATCACGGTAGTGGTCGAATACGTGGTTACGGAGGATTCACCCGCCGTTTTCGAAGGAAAAACCGATTCTCATTTTCGTGAGGTTCACATCGAGAACCACAACATCGAAGTGGCCACTTTCCGCAGCGACGGCGAATATGCGGACGGGCGTCACCCGGATTCCGTCTCTTATTCCGACTCGGCCGAGGAAGACGTATCCCGCCGCGACTTCACGATCAACGGTCTCCTGTGCGTGGGCGACACCACTGATGCCTACACCGTGGCGGAATACGAGGAAGCCCTCAAGGGGGCGGACATCCGCTATACCGTCCAGGACTTTGATGATTCAGTGACTTATGGGATCGTTGACCACGTGGAAGGCTACGAAGACCTCAAGGGAAAGACCATCCGCTGCATCGGCGACCCCAATGCCCGATTCTCCGAGGATGCCCTGCGCATGCTCCGGGCATGTCGTTTCGCTGCCCAGCTTGGGTTCGACATCGCTCCCGATACCTGGAAGGCCATTGCAATCAACGCCCCACGCATCCAACAAGTGTCGGCCGAGCGTATTGCCATCGAACTTCTCAAGATCGTGTCCAGCCCGCATCCGACAGAAGGTTTGGCTCCTTTGATCCAGACCGGACTGATCGACTATCTTCCATTCGTGAAGGAAGTCAAGACAGGGGTAGCCAACGTGATTCGCCGATTCCAGGCCTTTCCCGTCAGCGATCCTCTCCTCGGGATGGCTATGTTATTGTCTAACAACGATTTGCGATTTGTCAAAGACGCATGTTTTCAACTCAAGCTCTCAAATGATCAGACCGCTGATATCGCGGGGGCGTTAAACGTAAAGGAAGCGGTCCTGGGTCACGCCCTTAAATTCGGACCGTCGAGTCCGAACAGGGAAATCCCTCGGCTGAAGCGCCTGATGCGCACGCCGGGGGCTTACAGCGGACTGACCGTGGCGGAGCAAGACGCTCGATTAGGATGGACTCGGGACGGAGCCAACTCCTCCGGGGCATGCGTAGACGTGCTTCTCAGATACCTGCGGAGTCTCACCATCGCCGATATCAATCCCGAGCGGCTGATTACCGGGGACGATCTCATCGCCATCGGCATGAAGCCGGGGAAGAACTTCAGGTCAATCCTGGAAGACATCGAGAACAGGCAGCTTAACGGGGATTACATCACCAGGGCGGGCGTCTTGCAGATGCTCAAGACGAGCCACGAGCATTCAGGGGCAGGCGAATGATCTTCAACCTTAAAGCGGAGTTTTTACGAAAGGTCACCGCAACCACCTTCCTGGAGATCGCCCTCAAGAGGGCGGTCCTCATTCTCGAAACTTGGGACATTCCCCATTACGTCTGCGGCGGATTTGCCGTCCAGGAGCGGGGATACGCCCGGATGACCTCGGATGTGGACATCGTCGTCCCGAACGTCAATGACGCCATCTGGCGGCTGACGCAGAGCGGTCTCTTCAGGAGGAACCAGGGATCGAAGATGACAGTGACCGACAAAAAGACAAGGGTCCCTATCGATCTCATGGAGGGCGGCTCCAACCAGGGTCCGGGTCCCATGAGCCTGCCGGTCCCGACCGTCGTGTCCTCGGAGCCGGTGTTCCTGGAGCTTCCTGAACTCTTGTCCGTGAAGCTGTCCAGTTATATGGGGAGTCCGATTGGCAGGGCCAAGGACCTCGGCGACGTGGTGGAACTCATCAAAGCCAACCGTCCGCCGAGAGACTACCCGGTGGACCCGAAGGTCAAAGGCGAGTATGAGAAAGTGTGGGATGCCTTGAGAAAGGAAGGGCGATGAACGAGGTCGGGAGTATTATCTTGGACGATTTCATGGCCGTCACGGGCAGGACTCGTCTGGAGCGGATTCTGCGTTCGGTCAAAGACGAAGCAGGGACTCCTGCCGCCTATGCGGTCTACGCCGCCCTGAGCTTGGCCGGGGCGCATTTTACGGGCAAGCGGCTGGACATCAAGGGGATGGAAGAAACGCTCAAAAAACTCATCGACTTGGTTGCCTCGGGCAAAATCCTGAACGACGTGACCAAAGAGGAACTCAGAAAGGTACTGGAGGATCAATGAGGAAGCTAAGGGCATGACGTGAAGGAAGCCATCACGACGGTTGACGACCCCGAGCGATATGACAGAGACCCAGGACAGTTGCGTAAAACGGGAAGGTTCTACTGTTTGGATTGCCACGAGGAGCTTTAGCTCCCAAGGAACTCAGTCTTTTCCGCCAGCCTGCGCCTTAGCAGTCCGGCGACCACCATCCCCCCGGCACGATCCCATTTGGCGAACTCGTTCGCCGCATCCGCCATATCGTTTTCGTTCACCAGCTTGAGCAGGGTAGACGAGTGCAGGTTCCCTGACCCCAGGTTGAACGTAAAATCGACCAAACTATCATATTCTCCTTGAGTCAGGACGACCTTCACGTAGAGATTGACGGCGCTTTCCGCATTAGCCATATCGGCTTCGAGCCACGCCTGTGCCTGCTCCTGCGTACAGGTTTGTCCCGATCCCACTCCATGGGTGTGACCGTACCCGATGGTCCAAACCCCGACCGAATCCTGGTAGGAAGCCAATCGGCAGCCCTCGAAACTCTCCGTCAAGGCCACTCCCTTCAGCGAGTATTGCATGGTTTCTCCTTTACACCGCCACGTCGAGGTAAGCCCTGTCCTGTGAAAAGTCAATGGTTATTGCCATAGTGCTTGTTATGCTCTCCGAACCACGGTCCGGGGAAAGCACCACGGACAGTTTTCCATTCGCATAGGAAAGACCCGAGGGCGTGAATCCCATTTGATAACTCGTTGAAAAGTTTGGGTCTCCCATGATGAAATTGTCGGTCAGCATCATCCCATTGCCGAAAAGGAAAGTCATCCACAGGTTTAGGGAAGGGTTGCTTTCGTCCAATATGGTCATGGATGCTCTTCCAAGGAGTATTAAGCCGTAGAAGGGAAAAGAAGTTCCTGCTCCTCGGTAAGAACCGGACCCTTCTGAAAACCACGAGGCGGACGGGTATCCGATGTCCTGCACCCCGTTTGTGTAGTGCTGTCCATTGAAGGCGTATCCCGTATGTCCATTGTTTCCTGGAAAATAGAAGCCATCCGAGTCACTTTGTTGAATCAGGGCCGTTGCGACCATCGGCTGCTTGAGATAATTGTAGGGAGCATTCGCCATTTGAAATCCTCAGTCTTGCGACTTTGCCTCTCTAAATAGAAGAAGCGAAGTCAAGGCACAGGTGCTTAGAAATGTTTCTATATCCTTCTACGGTCTCAAGAACGCTAGACCCCTCGGGCAAAAGTCTACTCACGGTTGTCGGTCTTCATGACCGGGAACTGAGCGATGCCGATATCAACTTAATCCAAGACCTTCAAGGGTTAAAGCGCCAACAACTCCTGAAGGACGGTCCTGCCAATTCGGGATGTCTGACGTATTCCCCCCTTGCATTCGATACGACAGTGGCCAACACCTTCACCGTTCCCAGATTCGATGTCTTGTTCAACGGAGAGGTCGTAACCGTCACCGGCTCCCTGTCGGCCGACCAAACCGTCAACAAAGTCATTCTTCCGCCGCCCGCTTTCTGGTATCAGTCCCAGGATGAGCCGGCCCGTATATACGTGGCTTTCCTGGAGCTTTGGTATCAATCCCTGGACCCCACACTCGGCTCCCAGACGGGCTACTACGTCGATCCGACGACCAACCAGAATTACTTCTACCCTTATGGCGGAGTTACCCCGGACCCTTCTTTGCTGGAATCCATCCCCGACGACTCGGTCGATATCTTCAACAACGGGCTCTTCACCACCCAGCGGGCGCAGATACAATGGAGGATCAACGTCCAGCGTGTCACCTTGGCCTACGACTTCACGATCAATCGCTACGGAATTGACCCTCTCGGACCAGGAGTCAACCAGGGCGTCTACGCCCAGGCCGGCCAGTCCACTCCCATCAACACGGATACCGCTTACCAATTTCATAATCTCGGAGCCATTACGGGTGACACCGGTTTGTGGCGTGCGGGCGACGGCAACCCGAACAATTTCCTCGGCACCATGGACGGGTACAGCTACGCCATGCCGCTTGCCGTGGTCTTCCAGCGCAACTCGGGACCCTTCTATCTCTCGAACAACGTCTTCGGATGCGCAGACCCCCATATCAGCGCCTCGGGTCTCATCCAGTACGAGATTTCCGGCAGGTTCGATTCCCGCTTGGCGGATCAAATCTATGCCGACGATACGGTCGATCTCAGGCAGACCGTCAGCCTGGACGGGTGGGATTTCGAGAAGCTCGCCAACGAAGGGATCGTTGACCTTTTCACCGGCAACCTTCGGTCTCATATCGGTCGCGGGATATCCCCCGGCATGAGTCCCTCCGCCCTGGGCTCCGCCCTGGACTATTACGTCTCGGTGGCTCCTGCTCTCGTCGCCAATACCCAGCATCTCGGGGCCTTCGACGGATTCTCGAACGGTTTCTCTTCCGACCTGAGAACGTTTCCAGTCACTCAACGGATTACGATCAACAACAAATCGGTGGGTACCAAAGGCTCTCGATGGACACAGAACGACGCTTTTGTGGTCGCTCTTCCGAGCGCTTCCTCGGCATCGATAAGCAGTGTCTTTTTGCAGGGATTCAACAGTCCTTCTCCGGGGATTAAGATACCCATTAACTTGTTGTCGGGTCAGGTGCGTATCTCAGGGATCGGGTCCAAGACCATCGTCGTGAGTTTCCCCTTCAACCTCATCGGGACTTCGTTCGACCCAGGGGCGAACAACCTCTATGTGACGCTCGGAGTCAGCTACCCGGCCGGCGGGAAGGCCAATCTCGTCAACATCCCCATCGCCATGGACGGCGGGACTTTGTTCGATGCGGACTCCGCCAGCGGCAAGACGCTTCCGGTGTACGGGGTTTCGGAATACGTCATACAAACGCAGCAACTATCGGCTCAAGCATATCAGGTGTGGACCTACAACCCCGAATATTCGAGCGTCCAATTCGGCACCAGGGTATGGGTACAGATTCCGGGTTCCTCGGGGGTCCAGCAGACGGTGGCCAGTGGTGTGGTTACGACATTCACCATTCCGAGGATGGGCATAAACGGGAACGTCAACGGTCTTTATTCCGTCTCGGCTTTTGACTTGACGACGGGCAATGTGTATGCCATATCCTCAAGAGGTATGACGGGTACCTCTTGCGTCATATCCATCCAGCAGGCAGTTCCCGCCAATTCCATAGTGGTCGTGGTCTTCATGGCGCAGGACACCGCACAGGCGGCTTTCAATGCCCCGGTCAAGGGCGTCACGGAGATCGAGGAGACGGTACTGTTCGGGACATATCCTTCCTCGTCTTCCTTCACGATGGATTCCCGAGTCGTGGTGGAATCAGTATCCTACGACAATGTCGCCGACGTCAGCACCGTGGTGCTGGCCTCCAACAACTGCATAATCAAGGGTATATCCGGGGACGATACCAACAAGTTCGTATGGGTCGTGGATCAGTCCAACAATCTCACGGCAGTCCAATGTTCTGCGGTGGACTTCAACAACGGCTTTGTCACCATCACAGTTCCGGGAGTCAACCTCGTCACCGGCAGCAGCGGAACCAATTTCTTCTTTGTCGGTTCGATTTTGCCTGCGTTCAATCCCAATTCCGTGCTTGTCCTGGAAGAGCGGTATATCCCCTACCAGGGCGAAGGGGTGACGGCTCGCAATTACGAAATCCTCTTCACGGACGACAACGCCCTCATCACTACCAACGGGACCGGCACCGCTCCCATCGTGGGTCTAGCCGATGTCTTTCCCTATAACCGGCAGCTTCCCATCTCCACTACTCTGCCTTCTCAGGTAGGTTGGCTGGATTCGACGCTTACGAACCTCCCGCTCTCGACGCTTTTCGACAGCAACTACGTCGCCATGAGGCAGAGCAACGTCGAGACGGTGTTCGAGGTTCCGCTGCACACAAACGACTTCATCCTTCCGCTGAATAGGGACATCAGAAAGCAAATACAGCTTCTTCAAGGAGGTACGGGAGGCAGGGGCTTCAGTCAAGCAATCCCCCACGTCGGCTTTGCCATCACCGCACCTGCACCCAAGACGGCGCTCGGGCAGAATCTCCAGAGCACCATCGCCCCGATTGTCTTTTATGTGAACAATGCCAGCGGGAATGACTCGAACGACGGGCTCAGCCTATCGACGCCCAAGCTCACCATCACGGCGGCGGTCGCCGTTCTCCCTCCGGTTCTCAGGCACCCGTGTTCCATCCAGCTTGTATCCACGGGCGTTGCGTACAGCATCAGTTCCCTGTCTTCTACCTTGCAGGTCATCGCCCTTGGGGATGGGACTGTGCGCTCCTCCAAATGGTATGCCCTGGCCAACCTTGCTTTCAGCATCCAGGAAGAAGGAAGAGTCGTCATCACCAGCACAGCCGCTGCCATCAGCCCGGTCGTCATCGACGCCACCGGCTGGCAGGGTTTCGGGGATGGTCCTACCTCGGCGTTCTTCGTGGACAACAGCAGGGTTATTTTCAACAACTTGCAGTTCCAGGGATTCGTCAATCCGGCAGTGTACGGGATTGACTCCGATGTTGAGTTCGTCTCCTGCGTCTTCCAGAACAATGCTCAGGCGGCCGGTTTCGAGCAGGGTTCCGGGGTCATCATGACCGGGGGCTCGATTACCCTCCCCGCTGCGGGCACCGGAGTCGTTCTTTCCCAGTCGGAACTCACGGTATCCGATGTGGATTTGGCGGTTGCGGCAGCGGCGACCCCAGGTTCGTTCTTCGTGGCGGAGCGTTCTTCGTCCCTCAATCTTTCGATCCATGCCCCGGCAGCAGGGCAGGAGACAAATATCTCGGCGTCAACAGTCGTTGCCTACGCCCAACTCAACTCCAGCATTGCGGCAGCCGGTAGCTTCCAAACGGCGGGGCAAGCCATTCTTACGGCAAATTCAGTACTTAGTCGTTCAGTGACCATCGACCCGTTTTTGGGGGGAATTACCCTTGACCCGTCGTCTTCAGTCGTCACTCAATTGTAGGATAAAGAACCTATGAGCACACCAGCACTTCAAGCAGCACCGACAGTCGCAAACATCGACCAAAATTACCTTTTGACGGTGAATTGGACCCCGTTCGATGTCAATGGGAACTACTCCATTTATTCGGGGTGGAATCTCTTCGTTGCCACACCTCCCGGCAACACTCCCGTGACGTACTTCACCACGGGCACGGCTTTCGGCGGCACCGTCAGCAGCCCGTCTTTTGACCAGCAGCTTACGTCGGGGGACTACACCCTTGACATGCAGGGACTTTCTTCGGACCTCGGTCAATTTCTCAACAGTCCCCATTTCAACAATCCCCACGAATTCCCTCACGCTCTCACGAGCACCCTGGTTTCGTTCGACAACACGACCCTGTCGCTCGGGCAAACCCTGACTATCACCCTCAGCGGAAGCTATGACGGCTCCATTGCCAGCGGTTGGCAAGTCCTTTATCAAGATGGAACCACGTCGGGTCCCCTGCCTTTGACCAGCCGGACTACGACCAAGATTTTCACCGCTCCGGGCCAGCAGAACATCGTCGTCCAGGTGTTCGCCAATTTCACGAACGCCGCCCCCGCCGTCAAGTTGACGCGATCCTTCAGCTTTTCCGTTTTCGTGATTAACCAGCAGTTCACCACGGCTCCCCAGACCTCCATAACCGGCACGCTTGGCGTGGCAGGCGAACAGGGATTCGAGATCGTCAACAACACAACCTCTTCCGTCCAGGCCGCCCCTTACGAAGTCATCGTCCGCAACCTTGTCCGTGACACGATCACGAACGAACTCAAGCTCCTAGTCGCTACGAGTCGATTCTCCAACGCAAGCTCTTTGCTCGGGACTATGGCTCTGGACGTATTCCCCGTAATGGGTCGTCCGCAGGCCACCGAACCCCTCACGCCGTTGGGGATCGTCCCCGGATCGTCCTCGTCCGCCTCCCCGACGAGCATTACGACGACCAGCATGCCCTCGAATTCCTTCATCGGTATTCCGCAGGAATACTTCCAGTTCATGACTGCCGGTCCGGCTTCCAACGGTCCGTTTAGCTGGTTTGCTACCGGTTTGCCGCCCGGCTTGAGGATGTCCATTGACGGTACGATAAGCGGAACCCCTACCCAGTTGGGCACCTTCACGGTGAACATCTCGGTTATGGATTCCAGCACGCCGACCCCGTTCATAGCGCAGCAGACGTTCAGCTATACCGTCCTGACAAACTTGGCAATCACCTCGACATCCCTTCCCGGAGCTACGGTCCTGACACCGTATACCACCACGGTCAAAAATTCGGGGGGACTGCTCCCCTTCACGTGGTCCATTCAGAGCGGCACTCTGCCGATTGGGTTGGTTCTGAATCCAAGCACGGGGGTGATTTCGGGAATTCCCTGCTCTTACAACACCACGGATTATGTCAACCCGTTCTCCGTCACCATTCAAGTTCAGGATGCTGTCGGCGCACTGGCTTCGGCAACTTTTCAGTTTACTTTATCTCGTGCCGCTCTCCAATTAGGTTTTCTCGTTCAACCGACGATTTTTGCAGGACAGGATTTTCGTCTTGAGGTTCCCGTTCTCGGGGGTACTCCTCCTTACACGCTTTTCAGTTTTACAGACGATGGTACATACGCCCTGAATCCCAACGGTGACAACTACAATCAACTGGATAACGGTAAATTCGAACTTCAGATCGCAGTTCCTTCCGGTCATGAGGGCACGCACAGTTTCACCATCACCGTGAACGATATCGCCGCTGGCTTAATCACTCAGACTTTTTACTACAATGTGAACAAGGAGATCAGCAACATCCTTGTGACCCATGCCGCTTTCGACCACATTTGGGGCAGCGGCGACGGTACGTCTTCATCGTTCTCGATAACGGGACCTTTGGGGGGATTCCTCATCAATCAGAACAACCTTCTGGTTCAGTCCGATTTTTCCCGCTCCAACGGTCTCGTTGTGACAGTCGATCCTTCTGGACCCAAGGTGACAGTCGTCGGTCCGCCAAGCGCCCCTTATAACAACATCGAGGCTCGGGTACATATCCCGCTCACCAACGGAACCGCCACGGTAGCCACCATCGTTCAGGAGTTCTCGCTCATCACGCACAGCGGTACCTCGGACATCGGGACGGTATCAACCTACACCGGACCTTACATCGTGGGAAATTTCATCGGACTCGACCCCAGGAGACCTTATTTCAATTCTCCTCAGGTGTTCAATTCTCCCTACACCGTCAGGGTGCAATCCGGTTCTTCGCTCCCCTCCGGTCTGTCTCTCGATCAAATCTCTGGGTTGGTTTACGGGAATCTTACTGCGACCTTCGGGACTTTGTCCGGGGGCAATACCAGTGTTTTCGAGTACATAGACGCTTACAACGTCGTCCACGGGACCGTGACAGTTTTCTGGGACACCGTCAGTAATGCAGTACCTCTTCAAGGCACCTTTGCTTCGGTGCCCATCAACAGGTCTTTCGCCGTTACAATCTCCTCTCAGGCAACCAACCTGGCCTCAGCCAGTGTCTATCGTGGTCATCTTCCGGCCGGTACGATCCTTTCCGCCACCGGAAGCACCGTCACTTGGAGCGGAGCCCCCACGGAAGCCGGGTATTTCGATGTCTGGATAGCGGTGACCACCACTACCGGAGCTACGGGCTACATCTATCAACGCCTTGCCGTAACTTACAGTACACCGGCGCTCATCCTCACCGCATCGTTGCCGAACATCATCGTCAATCAAGCCTACTCTACGACATTGCAGGGGTACGGCGGCGTCCCGGCCTATACGTGGACCAGTGATATGGCGACGAGCTTTCCCGCTCTCGTAGCCTATATCACCCTCAATCCCAGTACCGGAGTCCTGTCCGGCACCGTTCCGCCTGCCGCTGGTCTGGAGGGACAGAGCGCTACCATCACATTCACCCTCACGGACAGCGTCGGATCGGTGACCACAAGGCAAATAGTCGTCCATGTTTTCAGCACATTGCTGGTCGCCACCATATCCATTCCCCCCATCACCATCAACGTACCGTACTCGTTCCAGATGACGGCTACTGGCGGTCTCGCTCCTTATGCTTGGACCAACGTATCGGCATCGTTGCCGACCGGGATCACAATCGACAGTTCCGGTCTCATCTCAGGCACCACTGCACAAGCAGGCTATGGCACTCAATCCGTGAATTTTATCGTCACTGATTCCTTGTTGAACACAGCCAACAAAAGCCTCGCCGTCACTGTAGGAATTGTCGCGGGCATGACCATCAGCACGGCCGGGGTCGGCGATCTACTGAGGGGAGTTCCCTACTTGGGGACTTTGTCGGTTTCCGATCCTTCGACTCCAGGACCTTCAAACTTGGTGAGTTGGTCCGTGATTTTGGGTTCTCTCCCGTCCGGGCTCTCATTGACCGCCAGCGTCTCGGACTACGGCACCACTGCTAAGATTACGGGCGTCTTCGCAGGCGCAGCCGGTGCGCAGCCTTCTTTCACCGTCCAAACGATTGACCAAGCGGGGCATTTGGCCACCGCCATCGTGACCATCACCGCCACGACGAACCTGGCCATCAACCCTCCGCCGTTTCCGGGCTATTTCGGGTTGCCTACGGCAACCGTTGGGGTTGCTATCACCCCCATCCAACTTACGGCTACGGGCGGCGGCGACCCGTCAGGCGGCACCCCTGTCTATACGTGGTCGATTCCTTCTCCTCCGCCAGGGTTCCCGTTCTCCTTGAGCAGCGGCGGATTGCTGCAAGGAACTGGCGGCGTGGCAACTACCTGGAACTTCACCGTTCAAGTGGTAGATGCCATGAGCCCGGCAGATACGGCATCTCACCTCTTCACCATGCAAGTCACCTCCAGCACACTCATTATCTTCACTACCACGTTGGGGTCAGGCGAGGCGGGGGTTGCCTACTCCAAGACCTTGCAGGCTTCTGGCGGCGTTCCTCCGTATACGTGGTCTTTGGTTGCGGGTACCCTTCCGACCGGGATCACGGTCAGCACCGGTGGAATCTTGGGCGGAACTACCAATCAGACTGGGAACTTCAGTTTCACTGTCCAGGTTCAGGACAGTATCGGATCGAAGGCGACCCAGGCGTTTAACGGTCCGTCGCCAGCGATATTGACGATCAATACCGGGCTGACTCTCAGCACCGGAATTGACTATGTCAATTCCCTGAATTTGGGAATCCTAGGCTACGTCGGAAACGGGGATGTCACCACCATCGGTTCCAGCTGGAACCGTTCGTTTATCATCGTAGCAAGCCATCTTCTCGCCAACGACCCCAGCCAGATGAGCGTGACCGTCCCGGCAGGATTTTCGGTCTCCTTTCCTTTTGTCTTCACGCGCGTGACAGGCGGTGGAGCGTCTCTCGGATATACCGCTTTCATCGTCCTCAGCGGTCCGTTCGCCAACGGGACCTTGGGGTCTAACAACTTCCCCGTAACCGTCACGGACGTTGGGGGGATCGTCGGTTTCGCCACGTTCACTTGGGTCGTCTATTCCAACGGCGCTTTGAGTCTCGGTCCTACGGTGGGCACCGTCCCCGCTTACGGCGTGCCCCTCCTGGAAGGGACTGCGGGGAGTCTGCCCATCTACAATGCTCCGGGGGCTTTCAACTTCCAGACCTACAACGGCGCTGCGGTCGATAAGGCCCAGGCCGCCCATATCGACGGGACCGGGGATTTCTCCCTGTCGGCCGACAACAGCGCTTCCAGCGGGATCGTCAGTTTCAGCTATGCCAATCCCAATTTCCAGTATGCCTATGCCGGTGGAGCGCTGCCTTCCGGCGTGGCGCTCACCGACTTGACTTTGACCGATTTCGATATCGCGTGGTTCGATCTGTCATACCCAAGTACCGGCACGGAAGCCTTCGACTTGTTCGGCTTCGGGTCCGGCAAGGGCGGCCAACAATTGGTCACCCCATTTCTTTACATGGTCATGCCGACGGTGTCCGTATCCGGGACTTCAATTGGTATCTCCAACAACACCTTCATCCACACTGTCGGTCCCTCCACGCCTCAGACCGAAGCCGACGTTCAGGTAACTTCCGGTTCTGTCGGGTGGGTTTCTTTCGGAAACCTCAAAAACGGGGGGTCCGATACCATCACCCTTTACGGGAGCGACAACAGCAACGCACACATTTCGCACACGTTGAACATGACCAATATGGGGTTCAGCATTCCGGCGAACGCAACCATCACCAACGCGACGGTGTCTCTGGTCGTTTCGCAGTCTGCCGGTAGCAGTGAGACTTTCCAGAACGGTGTTACTTTGATCGGCACCGCCCATCCGCCGTCCGCACAGAGCGGAGTGCAGGTTGGTTCCGGTCGCTTCGATTTCGTTTTGAGCGGAGTGACTCCCAACGAAGCAAACAGTAGTGCATTCGGCTTCACTTTTTATCTGCAATGCACCCAGCAACCAGGTACCGGTGCAGTACTTCAGGTTTCAAGCGCCAAGCTGTCACTGACTTACACTGTCCCGTCTACTTCCAGCGTTGCCATAGTATTCTACAAACCGCTGTCTCCGCAGCAGCAGGGAACCGCCAGCAGCACGGGAAACACCGTGAATGTGTTCGCTTCGATTAACAACGGCGCTTCAATCGTGAGCATCACTCCGACTTACGGCAGCGGCGCACTCGCTGGTTGGCTGACGGGCTACACGGCGGTGGTCCAATTCCCGCCTGCGGGGAGCGGCACCTATCTTTTCGCTCTTAGTCTGTCTCTATCGGGTCATTTGACTTATTTGAGCGGTACGACGATAACATCTGGAACGATTACCTATGTCAATGGACAGATCGCTACCATCACCGTCGTCCGCAGCTAGGGGGTAGCGCTTGGCCGGATACAACTGGAAGTATGCTTATCCCGGACCTCCCTTCCACTGGTTGGGGAACTTCTCTCTGACCCAGTGGAATGCCCTGAAACAGTGGGCAAACTCTCGTCAGGGCGACGTGGCGGCGGTGTCTACTTTCCATCGTATCAGGGCTCAGCAACTCCGCAAGACGGCGGGCGTTCTAGAACAGTACTATTCCTCGGTATATCCAGGGGAAACCGGCACTTACGGTGAGACCCTCGCTCCCACCTTTAACAAAGAAGCCTGGAAACCAGGAGAGAACGGGCACTTCAACTTCCCGTCAGGGGACGATCAACTCCCTATGGTCCTGGTGGGCAAAGTCAAGACTCGCATGCGCGAGATGTTCCAGCGTCACGAGGATGCCTCCTACTATATGAACCAAGTCCGGTGCATCATTGAGAAACACGAGGACCTAGCTCAATATACCAACGATTTTGTCCAGACTTCGACGCCTGCGGGCACGCCTAAAAGCGTTCCGAGCGATCCCACGGCTTTGCAGGACATCCTGACCAAGATCGACAGCTATTTCTCGAAACCAGAGTATCAAAGTGTATTGGTAGACGACACTAAGTTATACAAAAATCAACCCTACTTCCGGGTCCATCCCGCAGACCCTCCCACAATTTTTGAATTAGAGCAAGCTAACCACAGTCCTTCTAATTTCCCCATTGGTATTGTAGATAGGGGGAAAATAGACCCATGAGAGGGAAAATCAACGATTTAACGGGATTGAAATTTGGAAAGCTTACAGTGAACCGTCTTTTGAAGATAGTTCCTCGGGTGGGAGCCATATGGGAGTGTTCTTGCGACTGTGGCACGGAACACCTTCCCACTGCCGCAGGGTGTCTTTCAAGGAGGAGTGGAAGAGGCACTAAAAGTTGTGGGTGTAGTAGAAGAGGAATTCCGTATAAGTTTTTGTATACCAACATGTTATCAGTGGCTAAACGTAAGAAATTGTCCCACCTCTCATTTGAAGATTTTTTAGATTTCACAAATATAAATCTGTGCTACTACTGCGGCGAAGATGTAATCTGGTACAAATTTCAGGATGTAAAGCGCAAGGGGGGCAAAGGATACCACCTTGACAGAAAAGATTGCAGCCGAGGTTATGAAAAGGATAACTTAGTGGTTTGTTGCCGCCGTTGTAACCGAGGTAAAGGGGCGGAATTCTCTCATGACGAATGGCTTTGCATTGGAAATCTCATTCGCCAAATGCGAGAAGAGTCCAAAGTTTTGAAAGCAACAGCATGAGCTACGATTTCAACACACGGAGCGGTCCCTGTCCCCATCTGATTACCGGGGAGCGGTATATTGTGGATACCGTTGATTTCAAGACGCTCCATCTGGCGGCTGACACAGCTTTGAATATGAGGGCTCCGATCAACGGGCTCTCGCAGGTAATCGTCAGGATAAGCGGCGAAGAAGTCCAGCAGAACGACCCCGTTTACGGGTATTCCATAGTTGCGGACGAGAATCGCCTTTTGACCCAGGATCAGTTCCGCAAGATCGTGTTCAATCTCCCTGTCAGGTGGTTCATCCCCCTCATCGAGGTGGAATACATCACCTTGCAGCCTTACTGCCTGAGGTGCAGCGCCACGGGGCAACTCAACGACTTCAAGCTGTCGGGCAGCGGCGTTGGCAGCTTTTCACGGGTGACGAATACGGACGAATTGGTTCAGAAGGTATTGAAGTTCGTACTGACATCCAGGTGTGCATTCTATCCGCAATTCACTTGCGCGATCAGGGATTACATTGGCAAGAAGTTCGGTACGGTAGTGACCTCCGACGATATATCCATGCAGATAATGGACGCTCTTCAGAGTTTGAAAAATATACAGTCGGCTCAAGCCACGGTCCAGACCTTGAGCCTGCTGGAAAGGCTGAAGGATATAACCGGGATTTCCACCACTATGCCCGATCCGACATCGGTCGCAGTGGCGGCTTCGGTAACCAGTTACGGGACCCAGTCCAGTCCCTTGCCGATCAATTTCTCGATATCGTCAACAAGAAACCTCGTGGGGAGCTAAGTTAGATGCAACCGCCAAATGTAGGAAACTCGCTTTTGTTCACCGCTCCGGTAGTCCTGGTCGGCAGTCCACCCGTGCAGATCACCGCTATGTCGGTGGACTCCACCGTCCTCCCTTATGTTATTCAGGCTGACCAGACATACACCAGACTTGAAGTTTCGGCCTACGGAGCAATCGCCGTAAATTCGTCTCCTTCCAAGCCTTCTTCAGGATTGGTGACCTTTACTGGCACGATAAACATCGAATTGAATCAGGGCTCCGCACCCATCCAGTTCTTGGCTCGCAATTATGATCCTACCGTGACATGGCTTCCTGGAGTCGCTCATTTGGCTGGGGATCGTATTGTTGACCAAAATGGGTATGTTCAGAGTGTTTTGGCCGCTACCAGTTTCTCGGGAGGAACCCTCCCTATCACCTTTACCTTAGGTGCGTCCAACGATACCATAGCTCAGGTCACGGCGATCTCCATCAGTGTCGGCAACATCCTGACCGTTACCGCCGCCAACAATTTCACGGCGGGCGAGATCGTTGCCTTCTCCCGGCTTCGATTGGCCGCCTTTTTGAACGGCGTGTCCGTGATTATCCTAACCGCTACTCCTACGGGCTTCACTGCCAGTTACAACAACAACGCCATCGCTTACTCCCAGTCTTCGCCCGAAAACGGTATCGCGGGGGTTGTCACCCATGACGGCGGCGTCACCTGGGTGAACGTGGGTCTTTACGAAATCAGCCCCGTGGTTCAGTTTGCGATCATCCCGTTTGTGAGCGGTTCCAGCGCTGTCATTGGCCCGCCATCGGCCATTACATCCTACAAATCCCAAGTGGCATGCCGAGTGGAATGGCTTATGCCGACGTTCGCCGGTACGGTAGGCACCAGGGTGGTCATTTCTACGGACCCCGCTGGGATCAATCCTCCGTATGTCCAGTACGGTGACATCGTGCCGGTCACCGCCGTCAGCCGGGCGAATGTTCAAGTCATAAGCTCCAACAGCACGACGAGCTTTGACCCGGTCACTGGTTTGCAGATCATCACCGACACCAATCAGACGGAGACATTCACGTACAATTACGTGGACATCCCGCCGAGTACCGTCAACAATGCAACGCAATTTTACGCCTTGTTGAGCACCGTGGTCCAGGACCCGGTCACCAATGCTTTGTTCGAATCGCAGCAGAACGGTCCTCTTCTCTGCGGGTTCGTCAATCTTTCCTTGGTCAGTCCCACGGACTTTCTTGCCCTTCAGCGCAAGGAAGACATAGCGGGGCGGCTCATCGCCAATATGACGACGCTTTATCCCAACTTGGACCTGTCCCCCAGGTCGGAGCTTCGGGACCTGCTCATCGACCCGATTGCAATCGAACTCTCCAATGCAAGCGTTCGGGAGTGGTTCGCCCGTTGCAGCACATCGGTCTCGGCCATGAGCCAAATAGACGATGCCAACGGGGACGGCGTCAGCGACGATTTCAATTCCTCCCCCATCAAGCAGCAGATTTCTCGGGCATTCGGTCTCAATGTCAACGACACCCAGACATTGATTGACAAACAGTTTGACATCCTCGGGGAAGGTGCGGGGCTCACTCGTGGAGGAGCCATAGGTTCGGTTGTAACCCTTACATTCTACAGTTACACCAAGCCCACTCAGACGGCGACTTTCCCAATCGGGATTCTCTGCGCCACCATCCCGGACAATGTCACCCCGTCCTTGAGCTTCGTCACCACGGGCTCGGCGGTGGTTACCCCCGGCTCCGCTGCTTCATTCTATGATCCGGTCAACGGCTTCTACGCCGTCAGCATCCCAGCTTCCTGCCAGACCACAGGGGCATCTACAAATGCGGGCGCAGGGACAATCAACACCATTAGTTCGACCGCACCGGCTAGCTGGAACGTCACCAACCTTGCCACCGCAACCTTCGGTCAGGATTCCGAGATCAATTCCAAATTCGCCGCCCGCATCGCCATCAAGCAAATCGTAGGCGTGGATTCCGGGACCCGCAACGGGTATCTCACCACCGCCCTGGCAACCCCAGGGGTTGTATCCGCCACGGTCGTCGCCGCTGGCGACGTGGAGATGCTCCGTGACTGGGACCCTATTCGGCAAAAGCACGTTTTCGGGTGCGTTGACATCTATACCCAGGGAACATCGTCCTCGCAAAACGATGACATCGTTGCCTTTGTGTACGGCAATTCCGGTACCGAGGGTCTTTTTGCAAGCTACCTACCGCTTTCCCTCGTCTCGGTGTCGAGTTCCCTTATCAAGTTTCAGGTCCAGAACGTCGCCTTCCAGCAGCTTCAATGGCCTCTTTACCATGCGGTCGAACTGTTGATCTCCAGCCCTTCGGGGTCGTTCTTCCTGGGTGTCAACAAGTCGCAATTCGACACCGCCTCCGGGTACCTGACCTTAGACCCCGGCGAACTTACCTATCAAGTCTCGGGGAACGGGGTGTCACAGGTCAGGATTCCCTACATCACCAACCTAGCCGCCGTAAGCGGTGCCGGGAGCAACGTCGTCTACCAGCTTTTTGTTCGGCTCCAGACTCCTCTCACCGATACGCCTACGGAGCAGCCAGTCGCCGCCGTCAATTCAGTCGTGGGTCAGCCCGGTTATACGGGGGCCATTCCCGAGGAATTGCTGAGCCTTATCCATACCTCCGACTTTCTCCTTTACGGAGGGAGCAATCAAGCGGGCGATCAGGTCCAGGTGGTGAGCATCGATTCATCTCCCGTCACCGTCACCATCACGTCGAGCGTGTCGCAACCAGTCACTATCGACTCGGCCATGGATTTGACCGTCGATGCGAACGGTGTCATAGGGAACGTGCTTTCCGTCCGTTCCACGGACCTTTCCACCCTCTACGTCTTCGGGCGGGATTACAACATCGCCGCCACGGGACCCTACCGGACCTACGGACTTGTCCCCCTGACCGTTTCGTTCAACATCACCAACGTCTCTCTTACAGACGGGACCCTTGCCGTAACGTGCGTGAACGACTTCGGCGTAGGCGCTCCGGTGACTTTGGCAGGTCTGACCGCCGCCACGTTTTTGAACAACCAAATCGTCGTCGTCGCCTCTTCGAACGGGACATCGTTTACCGCCGTCTACCCCCATGCCGACTATACATCCGCTGCGGATACCGGGACGGCAACCGGAAGCGCCATACAGGACGGCCAGCGAGTGGTAGTGAGCTACAACAAGTTTGTTTTGAGCGAACACCTCAGTTTTGTCTCGGGCGAGACCCAGACCCTCAACGGTACTATCCCCAGCACATTGAATAACAACGGGTTCGTCTACAACGTATGGCTCCCCGAAAGCTGGAACCGATTCGATCTCACGCTCGACGGCGCAGTGATTAACCCTGACGGCACCGTCAATGTCACGGCTTCCACCGGGTTGGTCGGCGCTTTAACCTCTCATGACAGTCGCTATGTCAAAGTGACCTACAATGGTGTCGTGATGCTGGAAAACCAGGACTACACCCTGACCGTCAACTCCGTCTCCGGGTCCGCCACGGTTGCAAGGAACCTTTCGACCGGCGTCAGCCGCATTCCAGACGGGGCACAGGTGCTCGTTTCCTACTTCTGCACAGAAGCCTTCGATGTTTCCACGGAGTTCCCCTCTTTTGTTCCGATCCTGGCCAACGAAATAGAGTCCACCAGAAATGCGGGAGGAAGCGTCCTCGTCAAAGCCATGGTGGCCAATCCGGTAGACATCACCCTGACCGTCAGCCTCAAGTCGGGAGTCTCCTCCAGCACGCTCGATCCGGTCATCAGGACCGCCATCGACCGGGTATTGGACAACGCCACAGGAACGCTCTACCAGTCCGAGATCATCAGCGCCGTCCAGGCAACGACCGGAGTCCAGTCCGTGATCGTTCCGTTAATCAAGTGTGCCAAGAGCGACGGTTCCTACGACATCGGGGTCGTCATCCCCACGGGCACGGCGTGGACACCGCTCGGGTCCGACCCGGCTTTCTCCGGGATTGTCTCCATCCCCAACCATAGTTTCATCTCGACTTCCCCGATCCTGCCGGACCTGACGGTTCCCTCCGGGGGACCCAAGAATTCCTTCGTTGGTCTGCTTTACCAGGGACAGGAATACGCCCGCACAGCATCCGTCCAGGACTTTCTGGCCAACGCCGTCACGCCGACTGTATCTTCCCAGAACGGTTCGTTTTACATCATCGGGAGCAACGACTCAGTCTCTTCCTCGGTTCCATTTCCTGCGGGTTATGCACAGAAGGTAATCATCACGATTCCGGCAGACACTACCTCGCCGTCTTTGAAGAGCTATTTCGTGACCTACGTTGTCGAGGGGGAGGGCAGCGCCAAGGACATCGTTTTGAGCAGCACCGAATATTTCACGGCTGGTCGCGTGGTAGTTCTGTATTTATGACATAAACGAACTTTCACAGTGCTTTAGTGGAGGTTCATGTGTTCATCTATTTGATAGCCAACCACGTAAGCGGGAAATACTACGTAGGGCAGCACAAAGGGAACAACTTAAAGCATTATTTGCAACAGAAGATGTAT